TCAGGGCCACTCGATTGTCGTGAACTCTCCGCGCTCGAAAACCATCCAGTGCCGGCAGTCCAGCCTCACCCACCCATCGCCCGGACTGGGCTCGGGCTGCCCCGGGCATCGATACGCCGTCTGCTCGGCTCTATGCTGCAGATTGGGCGTGCTGCTGCGGCCGATATGCTCCCACCGCTCCCACCGCCACTTCCCCAGCAGCTCGCCGAAGAAGAACCGCTCCATGTGCCAGGCAGTCTCTCGTGTGGCCCCGCCATAGTGCTCGACCAGCATGGTCGCGCGGCGAAAATCGCCGGCGCCGCCCTCCTGGGAACGCCACGCGATTTCGTGGTCCGTCAGACGCCAGCGCGTGTATGCGGAAGACCATCGTGACGGGCATGCCGTGGCGGATCTTGTGATGGCCAATTGGGCAACGCTGTCCGACCATTCGCGCGAGAGCGGGCCGCGCCACAGCAGCCATCCAGCTCCTTCCGGGCACCGCGGCCCCTGCAGCCACTGCGCGCCGCCGCCCGGGTCCTGGGTGAAGTAGATGCCGACGCCATCCTGGCCAACACGGATAGCGTCGCCGCCATCGCCGGGGTCACGCCGTCCGAACGCCTCCTGTGGGTTGTTCCCGAAGTCGAAGGTCTGGGCCACGACAACCTGGTCGAGATGGCGGGTCATGACCGAATTGCTGACCATCTCGCGCGGCCAGTCCGCGCGGCGGACAGGCACGCGGCCCGCCCAGGCCGGCGCCGCACCATCGCAAATCTCGATGGCCGGCGCTCCGCCTGGGCATATGTGTTCCACCAGGAACCGGGCGGCCTCGTCCATCGTGCCGGTGTGCGGCGGCAGGCGGTCAGGTGCGCCTGAATGAAGGCCTGGGATCGCCGGCAAACACGCCAGGAGGATGGAGGCCGTCAGGGTGACGACGGCGATCTTGAGCGCCCTCATGGCCACATCACCTTGCTAGCTTCCCAGGCATCAGCCTCAGTCTCGGCCACGTCCACCGCGTCCTTGGCGGCGAGGCGCATCTGCTTGATGGCGCCGCCGACTTGGCGCCATTGCGCGGCGGCCTGCATCACCCGCGTGGCTGCCTCGCGAAGGGTGCCACCACGGGCCTCCACCTCAGCGTCGAGGAAGCGGAACACGCCGGCGGGCAGATCCACGCTCTCCGACGTGGCCAGCACCTGCTCGGCCTCGGCTTCGGTGGCCAGGTATTCCATGGCCTGTCCGGCGCCCGGGGTCATGTACTTCGCCCGGGCTGTCTCGGCCTCGCGATCCACCTTCTGCTTGGCTCTCTCCTTCACCCAGGCGAGGCGCGCGACCGGGTCATCATCGAAGGGCTGAGGCTGCGGGGGTGGCGGGGGTGGCAGGCTACCCATGTCGTCGGCGGGGCGGCCCTCAGCGAGATTGTCCACGACGCGCTCAACCTGCCCCAGGGTCTCCCAGACGGAGTGCTGGATGGCGGGGCCGGTGGCAGGCACCTCGTAGACCACAAAGCCACCGCCCGTGCGCTCCGTGGCGCACCACCACTCGTTCGTCTCGGGATTGCGGCGGGTCACGCGCACCATCTCGGTCTCGCTGGCCAGAGCCTGGCACCGCGCGATGCCCGCCATTACGTCGGGCGGCATGCCCATCGGGTTGGCGGGCACCTCTTCGGCCTCGCCGTCGATCACGGGTGGATTATCGCTCATGGTGTATCTCCAGTTGAATTTGCCGCATGGCGGCGGGGCAGGTGCAGGCGCGCAGTCTAGCCTTGGCGGCGAGGCGGGCGGCTTCGATGGCCAGCATGCGGAGTGTCTGGGCCTCAGCGGCCTCCACCACGGTCATGGCCTTGGTCTCGGTGTGCTGGTCGCCCGGCATCGCGTCGAGGGCTGGGGTGGCGCGCAGCCGCTCTCCCGCCAGCACGCGACGAGCCTCGTCCATGCGCATGGCGTCCATGGCGGCGAGGCTGGATGGGCGGAATGCCTCACGGGCGGCATGAGCCTCCACGTCCAGCCGCGCCAGCTCTGCGGCGCGCACCGCAGCCAGCGTGGGGCCGAGATCAAGTCGCATGGATGTCGTGCTCCCAGGTGAGGTATGGCGGGGGGCAGACGATGCGAACCCGCATGAGCCCTGGTTGAGTTGTGGTCAGCGCCAGGTGGTCGTCGTCAACCGCCAAGTCGCGGATGTTCATGGTGCCCGAGATCCACAGCCGCGCACCCGGCGGGATGCCAGTGATGGCAACTTCATCCGCGCCATTGGCGGCGACCATCGCGCCGCTGGCGTCGATACCGCTACTCTCGCGCGGCACGGCCGTATCGCCGTTCCACCACCAAGCGGCTGGGTCGTCGATCAAGCGGGCCAGGGCCTCGGGAACAACCACGCGCTCGGCGCCCTCTGGCCCGTTCTGGTGCTCGTACTCGATCACCCGGCAGTGCCCGACACCCACGATGAGCGGGCCGACGTGCCAGACATAGGCCAACACGAAGAGCGGATCGGGCTGGGGGAAGTCGTGGCGTTCAGTCATTTCGCCACCTGCATGATCGCAAGCTTAGAGGTGCCGGTGACGGTCAAGCTGGTGACGCCGGGAGCGGCATAACCACAGACCAGCCAGAGGGCGTAGGAGTAGGTACGGCCGGCGGTGACGATGTCCACGACGCAGCCTTTGCTGGCCCATGCCACGAAAAACCATTCAGACAGCGAGCCGTCGTAGCGCATCAGCGCCACCCCACCCTTTGATTGGAACAAACTGTTCGGGATAGCCATGTCTACTCCCCGTATGTCAGGTTCGAGACCTCGGAAATAATCCGGTCTGTGTTGCTGTCCGGGAACACGACCAAAAGCCCGTTCTCGTTGCTCCCGACCGTCACCGAGCAGGTCACTAGCTGCACGTAGTTGAAGCCTGTCGAGAAGCTGCCCGAGGTGCTGTTGGCTGGCGGCGTGACGGTGGCGCTGACCGACGCCGTAGCGCTGACTGAGCCGCCAATGGCGCCGTTCACCACTTTGATCCGGTTCACGGTCAAGTCGCCGATCTGCGCCGTGCCGATCACGGCGGTGCCGAGCTGACCTGCCGAAGTGATGAGCGTGGAGGACGCCAGGTTGGCGGCCACAATGGCGCCAGCCGCGATCTCTGTGGCGCTGATCGCCCCCGCCTGGATCTTTCCGGCGATGACCGAGTTGGCGGCCAGCTCGTTGGACGTGATGGCGTTGGCAGCGATCTGCACCGATGTGATGCTGTCGGTGGCGATCTGCCCTCCGTCGATACGCGTGACGCCGCCAGGCGCCCAGGCGGCAACCTCCGTGGCATTGTCCGGTGCTGGGGCCAGCACGACCTGGCTGAACCACAGGTGGCAGTTCGTCGATCCATTAGCGACGGCCGCGACACGCAAGTATGCGCGATAGCAGCCAGACGGCACAGTCATGATCGCGGCGGAGAGGGCATAGGCGTCGAGGGTCTGCGCGTTGCCGTAGTTTTGCGCCGTGATCGACGGCGTAACGGTTTCTGAGATGTAGGCGCCGCCCGAGTTCGTCCAGACGATTTCGACGCGAGATGAAGCGACGTTTAGCCCGCTGAGCAAAGCAGAGACCTGGATTTTTTTACCAGGCTGCACCGGCAAGTAGGTGTCGAACTGCGCAAACATGCGCTGGCCGTTCACGGACGTGGCGGAATAAAGGTCGCCAGAGCCCAGGGATTGCAGGGCGAAGCCCGGGTTCGAAGAGGCTGCCGCGTAAATATAAGCGACATAGCTCGTGGACGCGAATTCGCTAAAAGCGGACCAGCCACCCGGGGTGATCGTGCAGCAAGAGTTCCAGATGATATTGCCCGAGCCGACCGCTAGCTTCTCGGTGGTGACAGCGCCGGCCGCCAGGTTCCCCGTCGTGATGGCATTCGCGGCAACCTTGCCGGCGACGATGGCACCATCAACGATCAGCGCCGCCGTTGCTGCCACCTGGATGGAGATGTCGGACACGGCCACGAACCCGTTCCAGGCCACGCCAGCATCGGTGAAGATAGCAGGCCGCACATGGGTGGCCGTCGAAGGGACAGTGACCTGGACCTCGTAAGGGGCGGACGCGTTTGTGCCAGTCGGTAGGGCAATCCCAGGTGCGCTGACTGAAGTGCCCGAGGAGTTCAAAAACTCGGCCACAACCCTGGTAAATTTGCTGGCCGTGACGGTTCGCCCTAGGCAGCGAAGGCGAAGCACCTGGCCTTCGGAGACGGGCTGAAGCCTGGGGCTTCGCATCCCATAGGCGATAGTGCCGGTGGTGTAACCGTCCCAAATCGCGGCATAGCGGCGCGCCCCCGGCAAATTGACGCCAGTCTCAAAAAACCAGCCGCCCGTTTGATCGAACAACCAATAGGAGCTGTCGTCGAACTGAGGGTCAAAGACGAGATCGCCGCCCCGGATCACAACCTTTGAAGCAGTGACCGCGCCGGCCTGGATCTGAGCGGCGGTGACACTATTCGCGCTCAGCTCGTTGGCGGTGATGGCCCCTGTGGCGATCCGGTCAGCGGTGATCGTGCGGCTCGCGATCTCAGAGGCGGTGATCGTGTTCGCGGCAATCTCGTTGCCGGTGAGCGTGTCGGCCGCGATCTGATTGGCGATGATGGACCGCGCGACGATCTGCCCGCCATCTATGCGAGTGACGCCACCTGGAGCCCAGGCCGCAACCTCCGTGGCATTCGGTGGCGCCTCGCCCGCCATGCACTTCGTGAAGAAAAGATAGGGGCCGTCTTGGTTGGTCGTGAGGCCGCAGACACTAAAATACGCATACGCCGCACCGCTCGGCGCCGTCACAATGCCCGTCACTCGAGTGTATTGGCTCTCCGAAGTGCCACCACTATAAGCATTTGTGGTCGTGGACGAGATGGACTCCGATATGTAGGCGCCAGCGGAAGTAAAGAAAGCGAGGATGACGTAGCCCGTGCATCTATGGGCGTTCAGCAAAGCCGCTATCTGGTACTTCTTGCCGGCCGTGACCGGGATAGCTTGGTTCCACGTCGATAGCATCCGGGGACCGTTGGTCGTCCCGGTCTTTCGCATATAGCCCGTACCGACCCCGGCCAGGAAGTATTCGCCGAGGGCCGTGGAGCAGGATGCGAATTCCGTCAGGGCGCTGCCGCCACCAGCCTCAGAATAACCGTTCCAGCCCGCCGTCGTCAGGGTGCAGCAGCCATTCCAGATTTCGTTGGACGAGGCCACGGCCAGTTTGGCGGTGGTGATTGCACCGGCCACAACCTCTCGGGCCGTCACGGCATCAGCCGCGATCTTTCCTGCCGCCACTGCATTGGCTTGAATCATCCGCGCCTGGATCGCGTCGGTGCGGATCAGGCCACCCGTGATTTCGGTCGCGCCACCCGGCTGGAAGTCGTCGAGCACGACCTGCAGGGGGTTGGCTCGCCCGAACATGAAGTGCGTGAAGAAGCAGTAGGGGTCGGTGCTAGGAGATGCGAGACCGATAGCGCGGATATACGCACGAGCATACACGGAGCCCGCCGGCGCGGTCCCCAGCACGCCAATCCGAGTGAAGCTAGAAAGCGTTGAGCGCCCTAGATCTCCGGTGACGCCGGACAAACCGCTGTAAAACGCACCCAAAGGCGATCCGGCCGCGTCGAAAAAATTGAGTTCTACGTAGCAGTCGCAGCGAACGGTCTGCACGTAGGCGCTGGCCTGCATGCGCTGACCCGGCGTGACGGCGACCACCCGGTTCCAATCGCCCTTCGGAGCCCATACGGCGTACATGGCCGACGAGGTGCCGAAGCCAGACCCGGTGTACGCGATGAAGGCGACGCGTGCTCCAAGAAGACCCGCCCCGCTATCAACCCCCAATGTTGTCGCGAAGCCTGTGCCGGAGGTGTCGCCGCCATTGGACCAACCATCCGGCGCCGAGTAGGCGTCGATGGGGGCAAGCATCAGACTGTTCCAGCAGACATTCTGACCTGCGGCGCCGATACTCAGCTTGTCGGCCGACACCTGGCCCGCGCCAATCTTCGTGGCGCTGATGGCCCCATCGACAATGAGGGTTCCTTCGGCCGCCGGAATCAACTGCGGATCGACCAACGCCATGTAGCCCGAGAAGGCAGAACCAGCGAGCTTCTGGACGATAAACGAGAAGGTCTCGGCGTCCTGCGGCACCGTGATCTGGACGCTCTGGGTCGAAGCAGCGGCGCCTGGAGCCCAATCGATGTAGGTTGAGTTCGTGCCACTCGACAGGTATCCGCCCGCCGAGTTGTAATACTGCACGAAGACCCGCATCGTGCTGTTGCTCGGGTTGTACCCCCGGGCTTGCAAGCGGAGCTTCTGGCCACCCACGATGCCGCCGCGCTGCGCGCTCACCATGTAGATGTCGCCTGTGCCGGTGTGCCAGCCGCCGCTCATAACAACCGCTGAGGCCGACCCGAGGCCGGCGGTGCTGCCTGGACCAACACCCGTCTCGCGCACCCAGAGATTGGCGTTGGACCCGGTGCCCGAATACAGATTCGACCAATAGGTCGCGTCGGTGAAATCGGCGTCGAGAACCATGTTGTTCCCGGAAATCAGAACGTGCTGCGCCCTGATAGCGTTCGCCTGGATGTTGTCGGCCGACACCGACCCCGCTGCGAGCTTGCCGGCGGTGACTTGTCCGGCGGCGATGTTGGTCGCCACCACAGCGTCTGTGGCGAGCTTGCCTGCGACGATCTCGCCGGCCCCGATCTTCGAAGCGATGATCGCGTTGGACGCGATGTCGCCCGCCACGATGGAGAGGGCCGCGATCTTGCCGGCCACGATCGCGCCATCCACGATCAGATCAGCATCGGCGGCCAGGAAGAACTCAATGGCGCCTACGCTCATCGTGCCCGAGAAGGCAGAGCCACCGCTGTTTCGGATGGATATGCGATAGCCGTAGCCGTTGGCCGGCGGCGTGATCTGGGCGAGCGTGAAGGGGGCGGCGCTGATGGTCCCCGCCGGCACCGTGATCTGGTGCGAAGACAGGTAGGTGCCCGTGGCATCGTACCAGAAGATGATGACGGCGAGCGTCTGCGTGGCGTGCGTATTTTGTCCGCGACAACGCAGGGTGTATTTTGACGCTGGACGCAGGCCGTAGGTGATGGCCGTTTCAGCGATAGCCACCGCCGTCGAGGTGAACCCGGCCCCACTCCACAGGACCAGCCCGGCGGTTGTGCCTCGTGCCTGGGCGTTACTTCCCGCTTCCCGCCACCAGCCCGTCGAGCTGCTGCCGGAGGCTGGGAAGCCGTTGCTCCAATAAGCCACGTCGGCGAAGGTCGGGTCGAGGTTCAGGTTCTGCGGCTGGATCACAACCTTGGAGGCCAAGACGCTGCCAGCCTGGAGCTGTGTGGCCGTGACGCTGTTCGCCGCCAGCTCGTTGGCGGTCAGAGTTCCGGTGGCGATCAGACCTGCGGTGATGGTCCGGCCGGCAATTTCATTGGCGGTGATCGTCCCGGCCGTGATCTTTGCCGCCGTGACCGCGCCGGCCGCCAATTCACTGGTCGTGATGGCGTTTGCGGCAATCTGAGCGGCGGTGATTGTGTCGGCCGCGATCTGAGCCGCCGTAATCGTCAGGGCGGCGATTTCATTGGCAGTAACAGCGCCAGCGGCCAGCTTCGCGGTCGTGACCGCGCCGGCCGCCAGCTCCCCGGCGGTGATCGCGTTTGCGGCGATCTGGCCTGCCGTGATCGTGTCGGCCGCGATCTGAGCCGCCGTGATCGTACCGGCAGCGATCTGGGCGGCAAAAATAGAGCCCGTGATGATCTGCCCGCCGTCCATGCGAGTGACCCCACCAGGCTCCCAGGCCGCAACCTCGGTGGCGTTTGCCGTCGTCAGACCGTAGGTCGCCTGGGTAAAGGAGAGGTTGGCAGGCGTGCTGCCGTTACCCGTACCCATCACGAAGAACTGAGCCCGATACGCGTTGGCGGGCACGGTCACTACCGCTGAGCTGCGCCCGTAGAGATCCAGGCGCTGGGCGCCGGTCGAGTTTTGGGCTGACAGGGAGTTTCCGTAGCTCTCGGAGAGGTAAGTGCCAGAGGCGCCGAAGAACGACACACCCACGAACATGCTGGCGAGCAGGCGACCACTGAGCATGGCCGCGATTTGCACTTTCTGGCCAGGCAGAACGGGCAAAAAGTCGTTCCACGAAGCATAGAACCGCCCGCCACTCGGTGCGGTGGTCGCGCGCACCACACCAGAGCCATGATAATCGAGAGAGAATGAGGTGTCGGAGACAGCCGCGACCAAACCGCTGACACCCGACGCGCCAGTGTCCCCCGCGAACGACCACCCCGCAGTCGTCAGGGTGCAGCAGCTATTCCAGATCACATTGGCAGAGGCGACCGCGAGCTTCGCTGTGGTGATGGACCCGGACGCGATCTCATTGGCCGTAACCGCCCCAGCGACCAACTTTGCTGTGGTGACAGCGCCGGAAGCCAACTCCGCCGTCGTTATGGCGTTCGCGGCGATCTCGTTGGAGGTAATCGTGTCGGCCGCGATCTTGCCCGCGACAACAGACCCGGCCGCCAACTTCACCGTGGTGATGGCGCTATCGGTGATCTGTGTCTCGGTGATCTGCCCCGTAACCTTCGTCGCGGCGAGGTCAGCCAGCTGCGCATTCGTGAGCTGCCCCGTCACCTTGCTGGCGGCGATGGACGCCAGGCGGGCTTCGGCGATGGTTCCGGTCAACTTGCTTGCGTCGAGGGAGGCCAGGCGGGCTTCCGCGATGGTGCCGCTCAGCTTGGCCGCGTCGAGGGCCGCGATCTGAACGTCTGTGAGCTGCCCGGTCACCTTGGACGCGGCAATAGAGGCCAGACGCGCCTCCGCGATGGTCCCCGCGAGCTTGGCGGCGTCCAGACCGCTCGCGACCAGCGCGTCCCCAATAGAGCCCGCCGCGAACACATTAGGGTCGCCATCGGAGAGCGCCCCGGGCGACCACACACTTGGGTCTGTCTGATTGGAGCGGGCCTCGCAGAACATCGCCCGCGAGAACACCAGAGAGACGTTGCTTGTCGTGGAGGCTGCCGACAGCCGGAAAACCGGCACCGCGCTTACCGCGCCACCTGGAGCGGTCGCGAAACCAAATACGCGCGTGTAGTTGGAGATCAGGCCGCCAGCCGTGGCAGACGACACCGAAGCCGTCCCAATGGACGTCTCGCTCAAATAGGCGCCAACGCCATCGTACCACGCGACCTTCAGCTCGACAGCCAGGCCCTTCGGGATAACGAGGGCCTGGAACTCATATCGTAGCGTGCCCTGTACGGCTGTAGGCTGCCCGTTGGGATACCAAGCAAGATCCAGGTAGGCACCAGCCGACACGCTGCTTTTGGCCACATATCCAGACCCAAACCCCGCGAGGCGCCACAGGTCCGTGCTTCCACCCAGCACGGCGCCCTTGGTGGAGCCACTGGTTGTCGCGGGCGCGGCAGTGCCGCCGACGTACCAGCCGGCCAGTCCATTGGCCGCGCAACTGTTCCAGATCGTGTTTGCGCCGTTTCCGCCCTTGAGCTTTGCATCCGCCAGTGCGCCGTCCGCAACACGCGCGACATCCAGTGTGCCGAGCGTCAGCTTGGCCGCGTCCAGGCCGCTCGCGATCTGGGCGTTGAGCAAGGTGCCCGACACATCGGCGGCAGCGGTCGTGGAGATGAAGGCCGAGCCGTCGTAGCGGTAGAGCTTGTTGTCCGACGTGAGGAAGATCAGGCGGCCCTGGAAGTTGCCTGTCGTCGGCAAAGTAGCCAAGCGCTCAGGAGGCCGCAGGGTGTTATCGAAGTTGCTCGTCGTCAGAACGGCGCTGAGCTTAGAGGGGGACACATCCCCGATCTTGGCGTCCGGGATAGTCGGGATATTGGTGAGGGCCAGGACACCGCTCACACCAGAGGCGGCGATGCTGGCCGCACTCAGGGCGCCCGTGATCTTTGCGGCCGAGATGCCTGTGTTGAGCAGGGCGTCTGTGATCGAAGCCGCCGGGAAAATTGCCGGATCGCCGTCCGACATGGCGCCTGGCGACCACACCGAAGGATCGGTCTGGTTGACGCGGGCTTCGCCAAATAGGGCCTGACTGAAGATCAGGGTGGGGTTGCTGACCGTTCCAGAGGCAATCGCCCGTATCACCGGGATAGCAAAAGCAGCGGTGCCGGGGGCATCCATAAGGACGTAGCTGCGTGTGTAGCGGCCGAGCGTCTTGCCGTCTGTGTTGCTGGAGCTTGAGATCGAGTTGCCGGCAAGCTCTGAAATATAGCCCTCGGCAGCGGTGTAGAATTGCAGGACGACACAGGCGGACACGCCGATAGGGAGGAGCCGGGCCTGGAATTCGTAGCGGAGGTAGGGCGTAACGGGGATCGCTCCCGCGAAGGAGGCACCCGGCTGCCAGTACACATCCATGTATTGACCGCTGGTCATGCTGGCGCGGGTCATGTAGCCAGACCCGAAGCCGCTCAGCCTCCAGTTATCAAGAGCAGCGCCAAGGACGGAACCCTTTGTCGATCCTGAGCTGGTGGGGGGTGCAGAGCCAGACGTCACCCAACCCGTCAGACCATTGGCCGCGCAGGAATTCCATATCTGGTTACCCGAGACGCCGCCCTTGAGCTTCGTGTCCGCAAGCGCGCCATCTGCGATGCGGGCCACGTTCATGGTGCCACTCAGCTTCGCGGCGTCGAGATCCGCGATCTGGCTGTTGGTCAGCTGCCCTACGACATCGACGGCGGGTATGGCGGCGGTGTAGGCAGTGCCGGTCCAACGATAGAGCTTGTTGTCCGTGGTGTTGAAGATCGTGTTGGTGGTCTTCGAGCCAGGCGTCGTGGCGAAGAGGCCGACCGGCTCGATCGAGGCCGCGAATTTGGCGGTGTTGAGGATGCCGTCCTGGATGTCGGCGGCAATCAGCAGGCTGGCGCTGGCGCCCGTGACAGACGACTTAGGCCCCTCATTGCCGCTACGATCGATGGCGCTGACCTGGAACTCGCGCGCCTCACCAGGCTGCAGCCCGGCGCGCACGAAGTCCGTGCTGTAAGGCTCTGCCGCGATGTACCAAGCGCTGCCCGAATTCAGGCGCTCATAGACCCGATACCGGTCGACATCCCGCGTCGTGACTGCATTCCAGAGCACCCGGATCGTGCGAATGCCGCCGACGGAGGAAATGCCGGTGGGCGCGGAGGGCACGGTCGAATCAGCAGCACCTGACACCGCGCCAGACAGGTTCGACCAGGCGCTACGGCCGAATTGCGAGGTCGCCCGGATCCGGGCCTCATAGGAGCCACCCACGATAGCCGGGCGCACATCGAAGCGGGTGGTACCAACCGGCACGAAGGCCGTGTTCCAGACGCCAGTGTTCACGCGCCACTGAACCTCCATGGCGCTGACGAAGGCATGGGCCACCGCGGCCCAGGTGATCGCGATGGCGGGCACGATGGCCCCGTCGTCGGCCAGGACTGTAGTCGCGGCCAGGCTCGGCGGCGCCGGTGTGGGCAGCGCCAGCGGGTCGATCAGCGTCGTGTCGGGCGATGACGGCTGGTTGTAGGCATAGTCGTAGAGCCAGGCGTACCCGCTGGCGGCCTCGGCCTGCAGCTCCACCATCACTACGCCGGTGTTCGGCTCATACTCCCAGCCAATCACCCGCATCGGCTTGGCGCTAAGGCCGAGATCTGGGTGGGTGACATAGAGCATCTGCCAGACGCAGAACCGCAGGGCCGAGAACTTGACCGGCGCCTTGATCCTCAAGGACTGGCGAGCACGCAACAGCACCGTCCTGGCTAGTCGCTGGGCACGGATATTGTTGTTGGTGAAGGCGAACTCAACGTCCCTCCAGACCCGCTCGCCGCCATCCTGCGCGTCATAGCCAGTGTCGAAGACGGCACCGAACTCACTGGGCTGGTACCCGCGCTCAGGGTCGATGAAGGTGCCGCGGACGCCGTTGAACAGCTCCCGCCGTGCGGCCCGCGGCGTGACCTCAAGCTCACCGGCGAAGTCGGAAATCCCAAGCGAGGCTGTCGGCGTTGTGTAGGATCCGCCATAAAGGCGGTACTGCCCGGCGACATAACAAAGCGCCCCTGAGCCGGCGCTGAGCAGCGCCTCCATAACGTCGATCGGGGCTCGGTCGAGCTTGAAACTACCGCTACAAACGAACCGCGCCTGCGTCGTTCCCTCCGCCGTGATCTGCACATTCTCGTCGGAGAGGTTGGCCGCCGTGACGAAACTGGCGTAATCGATCTCGTCGTCCGAGCAGGCTAGGCCGAAGGGGCTACGCAGGTAATCGAGCACGCAAAGAGCCCAGTTATCGGTGTATGCAGAACTGGTCGAGCGCGGATCGTAGATATCCGCCTTGCCCTGGACCTCAGCCTCGATCGCCTGCAGCCCGGGCATCTTCTCCTGGTCGTATTCGAGGCGGATGTAGATGTAGGCGCAGCCGCGCAGGGCATGGGTGCTCGACCAGCCATCCGGGCTTTCAGATGCCAGCGTCGAAGAGCCGGTGGTCTGGTTGCCGAGGTACTTCTCGATCCGCACCTTGCCCACCAAGGGGTGGTCGCTGCGGGTGATATTGCCGGCGCCATCGCAGTCGCTGTCGCGGATGAGCTGGGAATTGAGCCAGACGATCGGGATGGCCGCGACCTGGTGGGTCGCCACCACCACGACCAGGTGCAGGTAGCGAAGGTTGTCGCCAGAGGAGGCAGCGTAGACGATGGCGCCGCCGACCCGGGCGTAGCCATAGATGATCTGGCGCGGCTCAACCGAGCCGCGGATGATCTGCTTGCGATCCTCGGTCGTGCCGGTGTTGGTCGGCCGGGCTGCCTTTGGCTTGCTGGTGATCGCGCCGATTGCCAAGCTGGCGGCGATCGAGACGACCGTACCGATGACTTGAGCGAGCGAGATCGCGAAGCCCAGCACCGTGATCGTGCCGACACCAGCGGCGGCAGCGCCAATGCCCGCAGCCAAGCCAATAGCGACTGGGATTAAGGCGGGCATTCAGACGCTCCAGGCGCGCAGCACGACGCTGAGCGGCAGAAAGTGGAGGCCATCCGGGCCCGGTACCGCGACGCTATCGCCAGCAATCACGCCCATGGCGAGTGTGTTGCCATGCTCAACCAGGGCCACGTCGCCGCGCTGAGCAAAGCCGGGATGGCAGGCTCCAAGGCCGGCAGCCGCGGCCACCCGCTCGGCCAGCGCAGCCAGGCCGCCCTCATGGATGAGAATTGCCTCGGCTCCCGCCTCGTTGTTGTAGCTGCCACGAAACTCGGCGATCGGATCAACGCCGGTCAGCGCCAGGACCATGTCGCAAGCCAGGGTGCAGCAGTCGTTCAAACCCCAGACGAAAGACGCCGCAGCCCGTGCATCGAGCTCGGTAGCGAGCACTTCAGGCCAGTCCTGTCGCCGGCGAAGGGTGGAAGGCTCGCGCATGCCTATCGTCCCGATGAGCTGGACGAGCTGCTGCCCGTGAAGCCCTTGGCCGGCCAGACGAGCTCTTTCTCAGCGGTGGAGGGCACGAAGCGGAAGCCGTCGTCGCTGGGGTAGTCGCGCCGCTGGTCCTCATCAGTGTACCGGCGCAGCCGCGGCCGCTCCCAGTCCGCCAGCCGATTGGTCATGGTGAGCTGGATGGTCGCGGTATCGCCCAGATGCACCACCATCTGGTCCATCCGTCCCCGGAAGACGCAGATCGGATCGGCCAGCGGCAGATAGGTGCTGGGGTCGAGAACGACCTCCCACACCGTTCCACTGCGGCCCTGGTAGTGTTCCCCCATGGCGATCGCGACGGCGTCCCGCGGCACACCTGCCAGCGCCAGGGTAAGGCCGTAGCTGCGCAGCTCCGGGCTTTCCTGGACGCTGGAAATCCCACCCAGCGACCCCACACCCAGATAGGTGCTGCCGCCGAAAATCACGTCGCAAGGGCTTCCGGCGGCGCGCAGCACACCGGAGGCGAAGTCGAGCTCGACGGCGCAGGTGCGAACGACATTCGCGGCCGAGACGGCATTCGAGACGGCGGTTGTCAGGCCACGGGTCAAAAGATGCTCTCCTCGATATCGACGCTGCAGCTGGCGAACATCCCGCCCGAGAAGCTGGGCGGCACCGCATCCTTCGAGAGGCGGAACAGGCCGGTCGGCGCGGAAATGCTCAGGACCGCGCCGTCATTCGGGCTGCGCCGAATGGGCGGGGAGACCCGGAAGCTGCACAACCCGCCAGCGCTGCTGCCGGTAGCGGCGAAATTGCCGTCCGGTGTCGCTCCATCGGCCACCACCTGGTGCAGCTGCGGCCGGCCTGCGGTGTCGGGCCAGCTCAGGAAGTCGCCGGGGTAGAAGATGGCCGGGCGGCTGGCTGCGAAGCCGCGCGTCTGCACCAGCACCCCGCTCTGCGAGGCGCCGTTGATGACCGACGAACCGCCATCGGCTATGGCGCTGCCCTGTGGCGCCCAGGAGGGTGGGCCCCAGGTGAAGCGCCCGGCGCGGCCGCGCAGGCCATTGAGAAATGCCGTCAGCAGCCGCCCTTCGGAGATCAAGAGGTTCTCGAAGTTGAGCCGTGCCACCCACCGCGCGCCGGGCTGTTCCAGCGTCTGCTCGCTCTTGTCGAAGGGGCTGACGCCGCCGGACTGGGTATTGAAGGCCAGGTAGAGTTCGTAGCTCGACGGCAGGAGCACGCTGGGCCATGGCAGATAGGCCATCAGCGCCTCCCCAGGGTTCTGGCGGCGGCACCGCCGCGGTTCACCTCGGCCAGCGTGTAGGCGTGGGCGGCCTTCACCGTGCTGGGCAGCGCGGCGGCAACGCCGGCGCGCACCCGCTGGTCCACCACGGCCAGCAGGCTTTCGCGGTCGGCCTGGCTGCCGCTGTCGCCGGTGAAGTTCACCGGCATGTTGACGGTGACGTTGTGGCCGGCCGGGCCCATGGCCGCCATCTGGTCGGCGGTAAAGACGCCCTCGCCCTTCTGCAGGATGGCCGGCACCTCGTCGTGGCCGATCAGGCCGCCGGCGTGATAGCGGCGGGCATCGGTGAAGAGGTTGTCGTTCATCGGCCGGAAGAAGGTGGGAATGCCGCCGGCAATGCCTCCGCCATGGAAGCCGAATGCGCCATCGATGCCGCCACCCACGGAGGCGTAGGTCGATGCGGAGGTCGCACTACCGGTTTGCAGCGTGCTGTTGCCCAGCAGCCGGCCCAACAAGCCGCCAGCATCCGACAGGGTCGGGCTGTTGCCGCCGAGCAGCGCGTTCTTGATGGGGTTCAGGATGGCAAGCCGGGCGAAGGCCTGCACGAGTTCGCTGGCGACGGATGTGCCTATGCTGCCCATGCTCTTCAGGCTCAGCGTGCCGCTGGTGATCGCGCTGCCGATCCGGTCGAAGGCCTGCTCGCCCACCCGACCGATCTCTTGGAACGTGGCCTGCTGTCGCTCCAGCTCAACCTGGTTCGCGGCGAGCGCACGCTCATTGGCTATTGCAGTCTGGCCTTCGGGCGTGTTCGCGCCAATGCCGAGGCGCTGCTCGGCGCGCAGCTGCGCGGTGCGCTGGGCGCGCTCAGTCGCGGTTGCGCCGATAAGGTCCTGTTCCAGGTTCTGGCTCGCCCGGCGCTGCGACTGATCGACGAGGAGCGTTGAGATGCGCGGAGTGCTTGCCGCCGTGGTCAGGAGCGGGATTAGGGTGCGTACCTGCTCGGCATATTCAGCCGTGCCGGCAATGGCGGAACGCAGAGCGATGTTGCGAGCCTGCTGGGCGATGGTATCCCGCTCGACTGCGGCAGCCCCGTCCTGCGCAACCGCCAGGCCGGCCCGCTGGACATCGATTTCGCGAGTCCGCTCAACGACGCTCTGCCGGAAGGTGTCGGCCAGCCGGCCACGCTCCCGCTGGACCTCATCGCTGACGAAGGCGTCAGCCCCTTGGCCAGTTAGCCCGCGCTCGCGGGCAGTGTTGCGCGCCTGGCTCTCAGCCTGGACAAGATCACGCGCTGCGCCGGCATTTTCTCTAAAGGCCGCGCCTTGGTCGCGGAGTGCGCGGGCTGACCGCTCCAGCGGTGTGTCTAAGGCAGCCAGCTGGGCCTGAAGCTGAGTTATAGCTTCTGAATATCGCTTTGCTTCATCGCTGTCGGGATCAAGCGGAGCCAAACCGCGCCGGGCAGTGGAGATGCGTTCGTTCAGCACGCGTCGCTGATCGGCGTTGCCATCAAAGCCTTGGGTGGCCTGGTCGGCAGCGGTCACCGCTCGGCCCGATTCGGCCAGGCGTCCTCCGCCTGGCATCGCGGCGGCGTAGCGAAGGGTCTCGCCCGCCAGTGGGCGGCCCTCGCCTTGTAGATACTGCGTCACCCGACCTGGGCCAGCGTTATAAGCTGCGCCGATCAGGCTGTTGTCGCCTCTGAAGAGCGGATTAGCGGCGAGCTGCTGGATGAATTTCAAGCCGCCGAGGATGTTTTCGATCGGATTGCGCGGGTCCACGCCAAGGCCTGCCGCCGTCTCCGGCATAAGCTGCATTGTGCCCAACGCGCCCGCAGGCGAACGGGCGACTTCGCCATTGCGTCCGTTGAAGCTGAGCCCGTTTTCGCGTCGTGCAATTGCGAGGGCCAGGTCTTCCGGCACACCCATGAGGCGCGCTTGGGCCGTTACCGCGGCCTGTACCTCCCGGGTCGTGCTGGTGGCGGTGATTACGCTCAGCTCGGGGCTGACTGAATTACTGCGGAGCGCGGTGGGAACGCGCGCACTGAGCGACGCAACCTCGGTCTCAAGACGCGCGATCTCCGTTTGCATCGACACGACCCTGGGGTCCGTGTCGCGACGTCCCTCAGGCAATGCCGATTGCCGCGCGGCGAGCTCCTGGCGCAAAATCTCCAGAGTCGTATTTCGAGTGCTCAGTCCCTGCGCGTCCTGCACCCCCTGGCTCGGTGCCGGCATACCGCGAAGTGCACGATTAGCGAGATCGGTCGCGGCGTTTGCAGCGCTCGACATCGCATTCGCCACGCGTTCCCACAGCTGCTGCAGCGGCGTCAGGTCCTGCGCGGCACCAGCGGCCGCACGGCCGAACTGATCGAGAACCAGCCTGGATGCGCCGGCCCTGTCACCAGCCGCAACAAGCAGCTCAGCTTGGCGTCTGAGCGCATCGTTGAAGCCAAGCAGCCCACCTGCAGCAGCCTCGCGTGCAGCGGCCGCGGGGTCGCGGATCGCCTTGGCGGTGAACTGTTCCGCCGCCTGCGTCACATCCACGCCCATGACGCGCGCGAGGTCAGCTGATAGACGGATAAGCCCCTCGATCTCTGCTCGATCACCCTGGAAATTCCGCTGGCCGGCAATGATGCGCCCGACGTCCCGAGCATCGGACCGACTCACGCCGCTGCTCTGGGAAACGTTCTGTGCGGCCTGATCCACCTCGCGAGCGAGGCTCGCCGCATCAGCTCGAGTGGCGCGAAGACGTTGGCTTAGGTCGCTCAGCGCTACGGCATCGCGCTGAAGGCCAGCCGCGATCGCGCCACCGATGCCCACACCAAGGATGGCTGCGATGCCGCCCGGCCCAAGGAAGCCGGCCAGGGCTGCAAGCGTGTTGCGCACCCCGCCGAAGATCTGCGTGATCTGGCCACCCTGCGCCGCCAGGATCATGAAGGGGCTCTGGCCCATGGCCAGCTGGGTGGCGATGTCGTTCAGCTGCGGCGCCAGCTGGCGCATCTGGTTCGACGTGACGCCGACGGCCTGCCCCGCCGCCCGCGCCGCCACCTCCGTCTCGCGCAGCCCCCCTGCCGCGCGGGTGAGCGGGGTGGCGGCGCCCGCAGCTGCTGTGCCGAGTTGGGTGAGGCCGGCCGAGCCAGCCTGGCCAGCGGCAGCGGCGGCCGGGCCCAGCTTCTCCACTTCTTGCCGCACACCAGCGATCGCTGTGACCGCCTGGCGGTTATCGGCCGTCATCTCCAGTGCGACGCGCATCGTGCTGCTCATGAGCGCTTGCTCCGCTGCGCCATGACGACGATCGCTTCACCTTCGAGGACCCTCAGGCGGGCCATCAGGTCGGCGCCGATCTCGATGCCGGCCGCACCGCAGACGACAGGCAGCGCGGCATAGTCGAGGCCGGTGGCAACCGCCGTCATACCGACCCTTCGCCACTGGGTTCCCATCGCACAGAACACGCGTAGAGCCTCCCAATTCGTCGGTGACACATCCATCAGAGCCTCAGTTTTTCGCGCCGCCCGCTGGACCATCGCGGCGATCACCTCGGCCGGTACACCAAGCCCTTCGGCCTGCTCGGCCGCATCTTCAGGCGCTTTCCCGCCATCACCCCCGCCGGCCCAGGCGCGGGCGATGGCCTTCAGTTTTTTGCGTCGGCGGCCGATGGCTGTCCGGTCAGGGATTCCACGTAGGCATTGGTCAGCGCGCGCAGAATGAGCGGGTTGGCCAGCAGCGCCGGGCGCGTGACGTCGTTGAGCGCCACTGGCGCATCGTTCTCATCCAGGACGTCGTAGATCTCCATGAGCGCGGCGCTCATCAGCGCGGCGGTCCCGGCCTGCAGCTCCTGGTCGTTGCGCGCGTAACCGATGGCGAACCGAAGGTCCTCCGGCGCCAGACGAAACTTCACGCGGAAGGCCTGGTCGATGAAGCCGCCCTCGCAGGGCACCTTCACCGCCACCGGCCACAGCCAGGTCATCTCCTGCATCAGCTTGAACATGGCGGTCTCCTCAGCGCGCGGTGATCAGGACTTCGTCATTGCCGGCCGAGGGGCGCGGCATGAACGTCATGGTGAGCATCGCCACGTCACCATCCCGGTCGTACTTCACACCCGGCATCAGGCGGGCCTGGTTCGCGCGCAGCTCGATGATGTCGCCGGCGACGGTGCCATGGGTGGCGATGATGGCCATTTCGGTCTCCGCATTGGCCAGGGCGAAGAAGTTGGCGGGCGAGATCGCGTCGGGCGCCTCGATCGTCAGCTCCATCGTCGGCTGGCGGTCAGTGATGCGGACCTCGGCCTTTTGCGGGATGTCGCGCACGGCCAGGCTATTGCCATGGGTGTAGCGCAGCATGCGGAGCGGGTAGTTATTGCCGCCGATCGAGAAGGTGGTGATGCCCGAACGCGGCACCAGCGCATCGCGCCAGGCGGTATAGGTGGCGCTGGGCAGCGCCACGGCCGTCGGGTCCGAATACAGCCCGGTGAAGTTGAAGGCGATCGTCGGCTCATCGCCGGCCGCCAGGTTGAACACGAAGCTGCCCCGCGCGCCCAGGGCGCGATGCCGGGTGCCGTCGAGGAAATGGTAGAAGCTGCCGCTCTCCTGGCTCGCCGAGATGGGCGCGTAATCCACCTTGGTGGAGGCCGTGATGACCTCCGCCATGCCGCACATGCGCATCAGCTTGCCCCATGCCGGGACGGTGCCGGCGGCGCCGCCGCCGCAGAGTGCCACTTCCGGGCTGATCTGCACGCTGCGGGCATAGGCGCTGGGGCGGCCGCGGTTGCCATGCCAGGGCACCAGGCGCTGGCGCTCGGCGATCTGCGCCTCGAAGCCGCTGATGGTGCAGTTGTCGCAGAGCACGACGTCCGCGGCCGTGGCGGCCGAAGGGACGATATCGGTGCCGTAGGTGCTCTCCAGCTTGGCGACGGCGACCTGGTGGGTAATGCGAGCCATCAGATGTGCTCCTCTTCATCGGTGGTGAGCGCGACCGCGGCGGGCGCATCGGCGGTGGGTGCGGGCTCCACCGGTGCCGGTGGCGCGGCCTCGCTCACGGCCTCCGTCGTCTCCGTCGGCCCCTCCACCAGTTGCAGGCTGCCATCCTCAAGCCGCAGATAGCTGCCCCCGGCGATGGGCATTTGGACGCGCTCAGTCATGGCTAAGGGACCCCTGAATAGGAAACACGGAGAACGGCGCGGCAGGCGTATTCCTCGGACCAGGAGAGGACGCCGTCATCAATCCCGACCAGGCGGCCGCGGCGGAACTCCAGGGCCTCGGCATCGACCATCTGCGCGCCCTGGGCGGGCTGCGCCGTCAGCGCGGGCGTCCAGCCGATCAGGGCGGCACGGATCGCCGAGAGGATTGGCTCCAGCTGCTCGGCGGCGCTCTCGCCGCGGGTATCGCGCGCGTTGCGCGTCATCAGCACGATGGTGATGCGGCGCTCGACGGCCTGGTGCACCAGCTGGCTGGCCCGGCTGTTCGGCCGGGCGCTGTCGTCCATCGGCAGCACATAGGCGGCGGGCATTTTCTCGCGCGTCGGCAGCTGCTGGAGTGCGGCATACTCCCCCGCACCTTCAACCAGGCGCAGCGCAGTGACCTGCGCGCGCAGACGCTGTTGGATGGCATCCATCATAGGGTGGCCGCGCCCCCACCGCCGGTGATGCGGTTGATGTGGCCGGCGATGATGTCGACGACCGCCGTGCGATCGTCCTCGTCGAAGCCCAGGAAAGGCCGGGCCGGCATGGTGATGGCGCGGGCGCCGAACTCCACTGCCTTTTCGGTGACGTCCTTCTTGGCCTTCGCGTTGGCAAAGTGGTGGCGCTTGCGGATGACGCCGTCCTCGCCGGTCTCCTCGAAGCTGCGGAACCGCACCTTCCGGGAATAGGCGTATTGCTGGATCTCGCCACCGAACTGGTGAATGGCGGCATAGGCGACATTGGTGCCGACCGTCACGCTCTTCGGGCCCGCCTCATGGGTAATGCTGGCCTTGAGCCGACCGCTCTCGACGAGCGTCTGCCCCTTGGCCTTCAGGGCGCGTAGGCTGGGCTTCCAGGCCACGCCGCCCGGGCCCTTGCTGTCCTCGAACCGCATCTGCGTGCTGGCCACCAGGTGGCCGCCGATCTCATCCATGACCGGCGTCATGTCGTCCATCAACGCCGCCAGCTGGCCGAGGATGGCCGCGGTGCCGGCATCATCGACGGTGATGGTGATCTCGGCGCCGCTCATCCGAGGTAATCCGCCAGGCTGTCGCGGGTCAGCTGCTTGTCGCCACCGCTGGTCAGGATGCGGCCAATCGGCGTGGCCGGTGCTGCATTGACCGGGGCCGGCGCCGCGCCTGCGAGTGCCGCGAAGCCCTTGGACAGGTCCGCGAGCATCTTCAGCGCGTCCTCATAGGCCTGGCGCACGCTCTCGGTCGGCCGGTCCTTGTGGAGCAGGAAGCGGGCGATATCGGCCGCCACGCGCAGCACGAGCGCCGGCGTGGGAGTGACTGGCACCGCGTACCGTCCCACCAGGTAGCCGTCGATGATGGCGTCCGCATCGGCCAGCGCGACCGTCACGATCGCGCTGTCGATGGCGTTGCCATTCGCCCGGTCAGTCAGCTCGATCAGCTCTTGCGAGCCGAAACGGGTGACCAGGTCTGCCTGGGAGGCGTAGGGCATGGGTGCTGGCTGCTACTCGGCCGGCTTCGCGTCGGCGGTCGCGTATTCGGCGGCGCCGGCATCCACCAAGGCCTTCGCCTCGGCGGCCGGCAGCTCCATCTTTTCGCCGATCTCGTGGCGGCCATCGCCGTCCTCGATCGGCGAGATGACGGTGATAGAGCAGAGTTCGGCCTTCTCGGCCTTGGTCGGGTTCTTCGCCATGATGATGCCCCTCAGGCCACGCAGTTCTGGAAGAAGTAGCCGGCGCCCTGTGCGGCCACCGTCTCCTTCAGCTCTTCGCCGACGCGGACGTTGTCACCGCCTTCGAGGCCGATGTTCGGGTCGAAGCCGGTCCAAGCGATGCGATCGCCAAACTGGGCGGTCCAGCCGAAGGAGGGCAAGCCATCCGGCCCGCCCAGCGGGTCGATGTTCAGCAGGGCCATGTGCTTGCCCCAGGCGCGGGACATGCTGGCGGGCTGGCCGAGGCGGGCGGTGTTGAACCAGGCCTCGCCGACCTTGATATCCTTCAGGCCCAGCACACCGGCCAGGGCCTGCGTGGTGACCACGCCATTGGTGCCGGCATTGCCCAGCACGGCGCCGACAACCTTCGGATGCTGGGAGAGCTTCGTCCACGCCTGGCGGCCGATGATGCCCGTGTTGGGCCGCGCCACCATGCTGTCCATCGCTGTGAGGATCGCATCGACCGGGCTGGAGCTCGTATCGCTCCACTGCGCGGCGCCGCTCAGCGTGGTGCGCTGAGAGGCCAGATAGGTGGCCAGCGCGAAGATGATGTTGGAAACGCGCAGTTCGCGATCGAGCAGCACCAGGTTGGTGCAGATCATGCTCGCCAGGTCCATCGGATTCTGCGTGGCGGCGGCCTGCGGGAAAGCGGCGCGCATGGCGGCGGCCACCCGCTGGTCACGGCGCGGTACCGGCACTTCCAGGCCATACATTGCAGTCGCGCCTGGCACCTTGTCGCTGCCGGGCACGAACTGGGTCGGGCGGCCCAGGCGGCCGACCTTCGTGTCGGGCACCGTGAAGCCCTGCTCCAGGGCATAGACGGTGTACTCGAACGTCGGCAGCGCGACGGGAACGCGGGGCATCACCGCATCCGCGATCAGCGCCTCGTTCTTGTACATCACGGAGATGGCGGTGAGTGCGGCGGATTGCGCCAGAGGGGTATCGGCCATGGTGTTGCTCCTTAACCCTGCAGGGTCGACTGGCTGAGGACGGTGCGGATGATGTCGCCGGCGGCGCTGGCCGCCTCGTTGGCGAAGCCACCAATGCGGTTGTTGACGCCCGCGGCGGGAGCGGCTGTCACCGCTCGGCCGGAGGCGTCGGCGGTGAGCATGGTGCCGGCCACGATGGCGGCCCCCGCCTCAACCGGGACTTCGCCGATCAGGTTGACGTCGACGCGGTCGCCGCTGGCCGCGCCCTTCGGCTGGTTCGAGACGCCGATGATCGCGTCGGTCGCCGCCGAGGCCTGCACGACCTGGCCGGCCAGCGTGGCGTGAAATTTCACGAACCGCTTGTCGGCGATGGCGCCGTTCGCGATGTAGGTCTTGCTGTGCAAAAGGCTCACGCCGGCTCTCCTTCAATGACGGCCCTGACGGCCTGGTCGATCGTCACGATGACGCCCTTGGCGGCCATCGCCTGGCTGTAGGCGGTGGCCTTCAGCTGGATGTCCTTGGGGTCTTCGGGGTTGGCCTTGGTCCCGTCGGGGCCACCGGCGATCTGCTGGAAGGCGACCATCTTCGGCTGGCGGGCCAGCAGGTCCTTCAGCGCCTGGCGCGGGCTGCGCGGCTCTCCTTCGGAGAAGGCCACCATGCCGGCGCCCTCGGCCTGGGCCGGCAGATGCGCCAGCAGCGCCAGCGTGTCGGCGCGGTTGGCGGGCAGCGCCCGGCCCTCGGCCTGCAGGCGGTCGAGGAAGGCCGCGTCCTCGCCGGCGCGCAGTGTGGCCTGGGCCTGGGAGAATGCCGCGCGCTCCACCTGCAGGGCCGCCTGCTGGGCGGCGAGGGCGGCGGCATCGGCATCGAGCTTGGCTTGCGCGGCCGCGAGGGCCTCCGCATTGGGTTCAGCCACGGCGGGCTCCTTCTTCGGTTGGGAGTAACCGGGCATCGCCAACGCATCGTCGATGTCCGGGTAGTTGCGCGCGACCTCATCGATCTCGCTGGTCGGGAGGACCTTGTCGGCGGCGTCTTGGCCGGCGGTGCCGATCATCCATTCGCGCAGGCGGCGGAACATCCCGGCGACCAGGCCCTGCTGCCAGGGCTCCATGAAGGCCACGAAGCCGTCGCCGGCGGCGAACTGAACCTGTTTCAGGCCGCGCACTGCGGGCGGCTGGGCGCCGAGGAAGCCGACATGGCGGAGCGACCATTGGCCGGGCTTGGGGTTGTGGGTGTCGGCCGGCTCATAAAAGGCGGCGGAGACGTGGCGGAAGCGGCCCTTCTTCACCATGTCGGCGAAGGCCTCATCGACCTGGTCGAGATCCGCCACCAGCACGTCGCCCTGGGCGCGCAGGCCGCCGACCCAGGCATAGGCCGGGGCGTCGGCGGCGGGGTGGCCGACCACGATCGGCGCGGCATGCGCCTCCTGGCTATAGCCGGCGGCGATCGCTTCCACATCCGCACGCGTGAAGGTGCGGGGGATGCGGTCGGCGCCGGTATGGGTGCCGGCCCGGAAGATCTCGATCGTCTGGGGCATCGGGCGTTTTGGCTTCCAGATGGGTTGCAGTGGGGTGCTTCGGTGTGCACCCTATGCGCGCCATGGAACGGCCTTCAGGCCGACATCTGTCGGCCCAGGCAACGACAGCCTGCGCCTTACTGCCCGTTGCGCGGCTGGCGTTTAGCTCAGGGAATTCCTATATCTGCCTCGTAGCCGGTCCCGAATGCGCTCGACCGGCTGGGCGATCCGGCCCTGGTAGCCGGCCGTCCAGGGAGGGCCTGGCGCTCCTCCACCGGCTACACCGCCCCCGACAGGACCTCGTATTCGGTCTGTGAGCGCAGGACATCCCGCGACACCAAGCCGCCCGATTTGATGGCGTTGAATGTCAATGCGAACCTGTCCGCGCCGGATCGCACCTTCTGGCGGTAGCCGAGGTGCACCACCAGTTTTGCGCCATCACGCCCCTCGACGCCTGCGGGCGTGAACACCAGCAGGACATCGCCGTCGCGCTTGTCGCGCAGGATGGCGTCCGGGTTCGCGACGATCTCCGGCAGGCGCAACAGATCCGCGACACTAAGCCCTGTCCCGCGTGCCTGCTTCGATCCCCGGGCCATATGCAGCAGGGCTTCCGCCGTCACCACCACATCCGGGTCACCAGCGTTTTCGGCCCCGCCTGGCAGCTGCGCCAGCACGTCGTCGGGCAGGCTGCCCACCTTCCGGAAGGTGCCGTCCGGCTTCTTTGCGTCGAGAACTGCCTGTGCCCATTGTGGGAATGGCGCCACCGCCGCTGGCGCCGTCGGCACGGCCGAGGACGCCAACGCACCCCGAGCCGCCGCCGCCAGGTCGGCCGGCGCCGCGGCGATCACGCGCTGTGCCACGGCATCCGACTGGCGCGCTGCGGCGCCCTTGCCTGGGTTGTAGCCGAAGCCCGGGTCGATGCCCTCGGGCACCTGGATCGTGCCCCGACCCTCGACAGCCACCTGTCGCATCGGCGAGCTGGGCGCCGGATCGGTCACCTTCCACTTCCGACGATCGAGGTCGCGCTGCGCCAGGCTGATCACGGTGCAGCGACAGCGCCAGCCATTCGGGGGGAAGTGCGTGTTCCACCACGGATCCTGTACGGGCAGGATCGTGCCATTCCACGCACGGTGCAGCGGCCGGGTGCGGTTATCGAGTACAGCCGAGTACCGGATGAAGGGCCTGGCTGCCTGCAGGCGCTCAATCTGGGCCCAGCGGCCGGCGGCATAGGACGTGCGCAGGTTGGTCTCGAAGATGATGCGGCTGCGCCAGCCCGGCGTGCCACGCAGCGTCCAGCCATGGGTGCGGATGACCTGGTCGAAGTCTTTCCGGAAGTCCGCCAGCGTGGTGCCGGTGGCGATCGCGCGGTCCACCGCCGCCCGGATGTCCGCCAGCATCTGCATGTTGGCGACGCCGGCGACGGTGAATGCCACCTGGTGCTGTTCCTGCCAGAGCTCCGGCCACCGGTCGGTCAGCACCATGCCCTTCTGCCGGAAGAAGTCGATCGCTTCCCGGAAGGGGACCTGGCCGAGCTGGGGCGTCACGGCGCCACCACCCCGCCCACCAGCATGTCGGTGGGGGGCTGCGGATTTAATTGGCGATTAAGCCCCGTTAAATAGGCCTCAGGCGGCTTGGGGGACTCGTGGGCGATAGACGCCCCCAGGATACCCCTCCACAGGCGCCAGCGGGCGCCCATCCGGCGATCCGCTGCAGCCACCCTCCGGCGGGGCAGCGAGGCGTCATACCAGGCCATCGGTCAGGTCCGATCGCCCCGCCAGGTTCGCCAGCACGAGCGCCTCGCCCATCACCGCCGCGAACTGATCGGTGGGCAGATCGGGATAGAGTCCTGCCAGGCCGTCACGGAACTCCTGCAGCGTTGTGGCCTTGTCGAGCAGCTTGCGCAGCTGCGCCACTGCGGCGTCCATCGCCGGCGCGGCAAGCCGATCGAGCTGCTCGGCGAGTATGTCGGCTGCGTCGCGTGGATCCGCCGCCTGGGCGAAGGCCGCGGCCGGCGCGACGCCAGGCTGCAGCCGCGCAAGGCCTGGCATCGGAGGCGGTGGCGGCGGAGGCGGCGCCGCCTCCCAGCCTTCGCCGTAAGTTTCCAGGATGTATTCCAGCGTCGGGGTGAAGCCCAGGCTCGCGATCTTCGTGTCGCGCTCCGCCCGGGCGTTCAGGTCTTCCTCCTGGTCGACCTCCCACCACAGCCGCGGCATCGGGCCGGCATAGCCGGGCGCATTGAGCTCGACGATCCAGGTGATGAGCGTGGAGTTCAGCGTATCCGACAGGTTGTCGGCATCGCCTTTGGTGATCTCCAGGCGCACCTGGTTGTGAACGGTGCCCAGGGCGCGGCTGCCGTTCTGCCCGGCATTCGTGGTCAGGGTTTCGCCCAGCACCACCTTGGCGATGTCGTCGTCCATGTAGCTGGCCAGCGTCTGGTAGCTGTCGAAGCTGCCGGCGCGCTTCGCCTCCAGCAGCTCGACCACCATCCCGTCCGGGAACGCCACGCCCGCATCGCTGGCGATGGCGCCCAGCGCCGCCAGCAACGCATCCATCTGTTCCTGGGTCGTGCCCGCCGGATATTTCCCGATCGCTGTGGGCTGGCCGAACTTCTCCAGCGCCGACATCCAGAAGCCCACGCCCTGGCGCTTGAAGAAGACCGGCCAGAACAGCCGGTTGCCCAGCCCCAATCCCCAAGGGTCGCCATAGCGCCCACCGAAGCGGTGCACGACGAACTTGCGCTCCGGCACCGGCTCGCCATCCAGTAGGTTCGTCTTGGTCAGCAGCTTCAGCATGGGCGCGCCGTCGTCGCCGATATCGAAGCTGAAGCGGCGCGGGTTGCGCGCCAGCAGCGCGACGGGCAGCAGCCTGTCGCCCACCTGCTGCCACATGGTCTCCAGCACCGAGACACCGGCCAGCAGCGCTGCGAGCGCATCCTCGACAATGCGGTTGAAGGGCAGCGCCTCCAGCGCCTCCCGCACCATGTCGGCCACCGCCACGGCCGCGGCACTCTCATCGCCGGGCTTCACGGCCCACTCGCGGCCCACCAGCGCCAGGCGCCGCTTCTGCATCACGGAGAAGACCTGGGCGTCGCGCTCCAGCTCCTCATAGACCACCAGGCCGCTGGCGCCGCCGCGCCGGCTCAGCACCTCATCGGTCGGCACCAGGCGCTTGCCGAAGAGCCACCGCGTCGGGTCGGAGATGACGGAGGCGATCTCCTTCTTCAGCGTCACGCGGCCGACCTTGCCCGGCACCAGGGCGTTGCTGTCGCTCATCGATCGATCCCCATGAATTCACGCGTAGCCTGGCGCGATACCCGGCGCCTGCCAGTGGAGCGGTGCTCCATGCGCACCTCGCCGATCTTGGTGACGCTGTGCGCCAGCAGATGCGCAACCAGGCTGTCGCCGTGCCGCCCCTCGCCATCGGCGCCCTTGAATCGGGCATCCGAGATTGCTGGCAGGCCGGCCCGCAGAACGGCGGCGCGGTGATCGGTCAGGATGTCCTCGCCGGCCGGCAGGATCTTGCTGCGATCTTCGAGGGCGGCCTTGTAGGTGGGGAAATGCTCGGCGTACCAGGCGACCGTCGCCTTCACGCAGGTGATGCGCTGCAGGCCGTACCGCTGCTGTGCCGCCTCAGCATGCGCCTGGCCGTTGCCGCGGGCATCGAGCGCGCCGGTGAAGCGCGTGAGCTCGGCTAGAATGCGGTCCAGGATGAGCCACTGCACATCGAAGGGGATGCGGCGCAGTTCGATCTGGAAGGCCGTCTGCCAGATATGCGGCCTGGTCTCCTCATCGACCACGATGACAGAGAGGTCGCCGTCGCGGCCCATGTCTTGCCCAAAGGCGTGCCGCTTGCGGGGATCGAGGGTTCGAAGCAGCGGCGCGATATGCGCCTCGAACCAGATCTCGGCCTCGGCCAGTCGGTCCGGATCCAGGTACCACGCCTCCGGCTGCGACCAGGTGACGACAGGAATGCCCTGCAGCTGCGTCGCCGCCACCAACGCGCGCGGCAGATAGGCGCCGGCGCTGCGGCGGGGGATCGCCTCCAGCTCCTCGTCCCGGGCCTCGGCGCGCGGTCCATAGCTGCGGGTGATCCGGCCCAACCATTCCGCCTTGGCCGCCGGCGATGGCGTCCAGCCACGGATGAGGCAAACCCGCTCATAGAGGCCATTCTCCACCGCGGCCGAGAAGGGGATGTGATGGATGCTGTAATCGTAGAGCCCGGCGCGGGTGTCCTTGATCAGCAGGTTGAACGGGTTCTCCTCGCCATTGTGCGTGGAGATGACGCGGATCCGGCCGCCCCAGATAAGCAGCGCATTCACCGCGTCCAGCACCGCCGCCACATCATCGTGGTAGGCGGCCTCATCGATCACCACCGTGCCCTGTAGGCCTCGGATATTCGCCGGCCGGGAGGAGAGCGCCACCACCCGGAAGCCGCTGCTGAAGCTGATGCGGTAGGCGGCGATCTGCTTGCTGCTGCCGTCCTCCCGCTTGTCCTCGAACAGGAACTCGTCGACCAGGTGCAGCTCCTTCGCCACGACGCGCGCGAAATGCGCGACGTAGCGGATGAACTCCAGCCCCTTCTCCTTGCTGTCGCCGATGTAGAAGATGTTGTCGCCGCCGGCGGATTTGGCCGAGGCCGCGATCAGCGTGTCGTCCAGCGCCTCGGCATAGGTGATGCCAGTGCGGCGGCCCTTCTCCGCGATCTTCAGCGGCGATTTGTCCTCCAGCCAGGCGCGTTGATGCGCCATGAGGATGCCATCGGCCAGCGGGTCGTGCCCCGCCGGCAGTTCCGCCAGCGGCACCAGATCGGCGATCGTGTCGATCATCGCTCCGCCAGTTCCATGGCGAGCTTGCGGCGCATGGCCCGGGCGAAGTCGGCCCAGTCACCGGCGGCCAGCGCGAATCCGCCCACGGTGACGGCATTGTCGCGCAGCCATTCCGCAGGCGTGCCGCCCGGTAGCCGGCCGATGCCGATGGCATTGACCCGGATGCCACGCATCGCTGCCAGGTCCCGCGCCCGGCCAGTGGGCGTCGGGTCGGCGTCACCATCGGAGGAAATATCGACCACCTGCTGCTCGGCCTCGCATGGCGCGCTCTCGAAGGCAGCGATCGCGTCGGTCAGGGCTTCGCCGATCCGTGTGCCGCCATACAGGTTGCGCGGCGCCTCGCGCAGCGCATGGGCGAAGGCGCCGGCGTCCGCCGCGCTCGTGACGATGCGCCATGGCACCAACGGCCGTGTGATGTCCGAGAATGCGACGGCAGTCACCGCCACCCCGCCCTGCCGCTCGATGATCCGCACCACGGCCTCGTCGGCAATGGCGTCCGCGGTACCGCCGGCCTGCAGCCGCCAGTCCTCGGCCGAGACGGAGCCTGAGGCATCCAGCAGCAGCACGAGGGCGACGGCGCAGAACATCAGAAGCCTTCAGGCTTGGCGATGCTGCGGACAGCCCACATCAGGCCGGTCTGCAGTTGCGTCTTCGCCACGGCCAGGTCGCGCGGATCCGCGCCGGCTTCCCTGGCAGAGGCGATGGCCTCTTCCAGGTCCAAGCCGATCTGCTTGAACCGGTTCATGCCCGCGATCTCTTCCGCCGAAAGCTCGCGATAGCCCTTGATGTGTCTGTGCTGATTGTCCATCGGTAGCCCCTTCGTTGGTGGTCTCAGCGCCCGCCGGGCTGCCAGCCGCAGCGCTTGGCGCCGAGTTCGTTCAGCGCCAGGATCCGGCGCGCCGTCTCGTCGGTCAGGACGTCGCGGCTGCTAACCAGGATCGGCTGCGCGGCCGCGCAGAAGTCAGTCACGGCTCCATCGCTGCCGCAGGCGGCCAGCAGGGTCAGGCTCGCGAGCCACATCGCGCTCCACCGCATTTCGCGTCTCCACCGTTTCGAGGGTTTTCCGGGCTTGGTCCTGCACGGCTGCCTGGGCGCCGATGCGCTTGGCCATCAGAAAGACCGAGCCGACGACGGCGGCGCCGCAGATCAGCATCGCGAGGAGGGTGAGGGCGTGCGCGCCCAGGGCTTCGATCATGTCGCCTCCTTCGGTCGGCCGATGCCGAGCACCTCGCGGCGGATCTGCGCGACCCGCTCCTCGGAGAGGCCGGCCTCGCGCGCGGCGCCGGCGGCTGCATCGGCGGCCTCGCCCTTGATGCGGGTGCCCACGCGCGCCTCGGCCTCGACCTTCAGCTTGTCGAGCGAGCCGAGGTCGCGCAGTGCGCGGGCCAGCATGGCGAGGTCCTTCGGACCAGGTGCCTCACCATCCTCCTGCATCTCCATCTGCGTCCGAAACGCCAGTAGCTTCAGCATCTCGCCCAGCATCCGGCCGATGTCGCCATCGGGATCCGCGCGCAACTGGCGCACCCACTCGCCAGCGATCTCCTGCGTCTCCCGGAACTTCGCCAGGCGCTCGACGCTCACCTTGCGATGCCGCCCCATGGCGCTGCGGCTGACCATGTGGCCCGCGCCGTTCACCAGGGTGACCAGCTCATCCACCGTGGCGCGGCCCTGCTGGATGGCGCGCTCAAGCGCCTCCAGCAGATGGTCGGGCAGCGCGGCGATGGTGGATTTGCGGGGCATCAGCGGCGCACGGGCTTCTTCACGCCAGGCACATTGGCGCGCCCGGCCGCCACGTCCTCGCCGCGCGCCAGGATGCGGCCCACCGTCAGGCCATGCATGTCGCTGGTCGCCGCCAACCCCTGTTCGGCCAGCCAGGCCAGGTCGGCGCGGATCTGGTCAAGGCTCGGCTCGTGGCCGTAGTCCGCGAGAGCGGCCTGCAGCAGCGCCTCATTCGCCGAACCACCCTGGGAGGCAGAGAGCAGCAGCAGGATCGAGAGGCGACGATCCTCGGCAACCCGCTGGGAGAAGGAAGGCTGGTTCACTGCTTGCCGCTCCGCAGATGGTCATCGATCAGGTCCAGCCGCCGCGACAAGCCGCTCAGCTGTCTATCCAGGCCTTCGACATTCTCGCCGACCGCGCGCAGCTCACCGCGCAGGTCGGATATTGCGACGGTCAGGCCATGGACCTGCGATGCCGTGGGCAGATGCTGCATCGCCATCTCGATCGTCATCAGCCGGTCGGAGTGCGCGGCCACCTTGACGGCCAGGGCCTCGACGGAGGACCTGGTCGCGGCTTCGCCCAGCGCCTTCTCCAGCAGCTGCGTCAGATGCTGCCGGAAGGCCCAGCCCATCGCGGCCAGGATGAAGGTCGCGAAGGCGATCAGCAGGGGCTGGCTGCGCAGCAGCATATCCAGGTCCATAAGCCGCGCCTTAGACGACGCTCAGGCGGGTCTGAACGATCTGCTGAAGGGTGGCTGGGGTGATGCCGAAGTGCTTCAGGGCATCCGGCACCGTGGCGGCGACGTAGCCGGCCGCGTCCTGGATCACGAGCTGGATATCGCTGCGCGACGGCGTCGGTGCAGCGGTGCCCTCCGCGGCAACGGCAACCAGCCGCTTCGTCATCTCCGCTTCGGCCCAGGCGACGCCGTTCTCCAGCGCATGGTTCAGGTATTCCCGCACAGCCGCGTCGTTGGAGAGCTTCAGCCAATCGGCTGCGCGCTTCGCCGCCCAGGAGCAGATGCCGAGCATGAGGGCGCCAAACAACGGGAGCAGCTGCGCGAGCAGGGGGGCGAGCATGGTGATGAAAGTGTGCATGGGGTCCGCCTATGCCTTGGGGTTGAGCTTGATGCCGGCGAGCCGCATGGCTTCGTCGATCGTCGCCTCGTCGTAGGGCTGCTGGCCATTTTCCTGGTGGATGATGGCCTTCAGCAGCGGGCGCATGATCGCCGCCTTGCTGGCGTCGATGACGGCATCCGGCGCAACGCCGACGGCTGCGGCGACGCGGTTCACATAGGCCGTCGTGTCCTGGACCTTCTTTGTGCCGTCGGGGAACGTATGAACCGGCGGGCACCAGCGGCCGATGATGGCCCGGGTCGTGCGAAGGCCATGCTCGCGCTGATAGGTCAGCAGCGTGATCGCCATGGCGCGGATGCCGTATGCGGGCGTCGTGAAGACTTCGAACTCGATGTCATCGCCGGCCGTGAACGCGGCCTCACCCTTCCACGCAGTGCGGCTGCGCAGCACATTGCCCGGGTTGTTGTTCCGGATGCCGCGGGAGACTGCCTTGGAGTTGGATCGGGTCTGGGACATGCGCGCATTTGTCGCGCGTGGGTGGATGCGTTCTCAGGCCGACATGCGTCGGCTGGCGCTATCCGAGATTCAGAGAACCCTGCCGCAGTCGGTCGTCCATCGCAATCCTCTCCCGCAGCCGCTCCACCTGGCGGACATGCAGCGCGAGCTCCACGGCGATCTCGTTGGCGGAGCGGCCATCGGCCGTCATCGAGCGCACCACCTCCAGCCGACGCTGGCGCTGCGCCCAGGCGGCCTTGGGCACAACGATGCGTGCATTGCGGTCATGCTGTTCGATCAGCCAGGCCAGCACCGCCATGCCGGAGTGCTTCGCGACGACGTGGTCTGGTCGTGCCGCTGCCGGCAGGTGGAGGTACAGCCCGCCGAAGCGCTCCGCGAACCGCAGCGCGGTGGACAGCCCATGGGCGTCCGCCATCTCGCGCAGCAGGTTCGGGAGCCAGGGACGGGCGGCTGACATGGTTCAGCCCTGGCCCTCGGTGGCGCCATCGCGCAGCGCGCGGCCGCGGCAGGACTTGGTGGTCGAGCTTAGCACGACCGAAAGGACAAATTCCCGGCTGCCAGGGATCGAAAACAGCGCGACGGCATTGCCCAGTGCAGCCGCCACGCCGTTCAGCAGGGCGCTAGGTTCGGTGAGGCCGGACTTCTGCAGCTCAGCGATCGTCGCCAGGGTGGCATCACAGACAGCCGCGGTTTGCTCATCGAGCGTCATGCCTGGCCTCCCGGCGTGCCCGCCACGCGGTGGCGCCTCCACCAGGTTCTCAGCTTGCGCACGGCATCGGCAGCATGCTCCGGCGACAGGTATTCGACGTGCCGCTGGCCGTAGCCGCATTTGAGGAGCCAGGTCTCCAGGTCAGCGAAGCTGCCGGTGCGCATGGCGCTGGAGTGGCGCAGCGCGTCCCACAGCGCCCGGATCATGGCCTGGTCTTTCGTCTCACCGTCGCGCGGCTCGGGCACCGGCAGGTCATCCGAGGTCGGGCGCGATGCCCGATCTCGCATTTCCTTCACCGCCTCGACCACCTGGTTGAGTTGGCGAGCATCGCAGAAGCGCAGACTGTCGCGGCCGGTGATGCGCTTGGCGAAGGCATCGAGTGCCCGCTCGCTCCGGTCCCGCACCACACCAGCCTTGCCGATCTCGATCCAGATCCCGCGTGCCATCCGCGCCTGAGGCCGAGTGTCGAGGGTGCTGGCGGGGCGACCGGCGCCGGTGCCAGCGCGCCGCGGCGCGCCCTGCGCATGCAGCGCGTCCATCACGCGGCCGAGCTCGCGGCCTGTCATGGCGCGCAGGCTGTCCTTCCCCGCGGCCTTCAGCAGGAAGCCGCGCCAGGCGGCCTCGTCCTGCAATGCCGGCACCTGGCGGCGGCAGGCGTGCACCGCCTGCATGAGCTTCGGTTGGGCTGGGGAAGCGACGCGTTCAGCCGTGGCCATGGGCGGTCTCCTGGGTGGGAAGGCAGGCGAGCTGGGTGCGGCCGCAATCGGGGCAGCGGCCGGCGCGCAGGGCGGCAGCCGGGCCTTGCCAGCTGCAGGCACAGGCGGGGGCGGGCGCTGGCAGGCGCGGCAGCAGGGCGATGGCGCGCTGCGCGTAGAGACCGGCCCGGGTAAGGGCGAGCGCGCGGCTGCGGCCGATGCACTCGAAGTACCTCGTGGGTTCAGCTGGATCGGCGCACCAGCCCAGGATGCGGTCGCGCACCGCCACGCCATGATGCCAGCCGGCTGGGATCAGGCCGAAGGCGTCGGCCTCGTTTCGGCTGGGGGTGGGCATGCGCAGCCATTGCCGAGCGCCTGGGTTGCGGATGGAGAGGCGGCCATCGGTGCCGCGCAGCACCAGCCAGCCCAGGGCTTCATGGATTTTCGCGTCGAGCGCGCCACTAGGCGACACGCCGGCCTCGATCGCGTGCAGCACGGCGCCGATCGCCGAAACGTCTGGCGTGGGGAGGAGGGAGGCCGTCATGCGGCGTCCTCCAAGTTGATGATTGACGTTGCATGGACATGCAGCAAACGTGAGCGAGTAGTCGCGCCTGTGAGGTCCTCATGCGAACGCTTTCTCGAATTGGTTGCCTGCTGGCTTTGAGCGGCTGCGCCGTCCCGATGGTTCAGGTGCAGCGCCCAAGCGAGGGCTTCAATGCCATTCGCTTCGAGCGGGCATTCGATGTTCGGACTGCCTGGCAGGTGACGTCGTTCCCTGCCGGGCAGATCATGATCCAAGATCGTGTTCGAGCGAGTGACGGCGCGCCGCTCTTCTGTGGTGGCGGTGGCTCGGACGGCCTGAGATGCGTCGAGTTGCGCGAGGATCGGATACGGGTCCACGCCGAGACGCCAACTATCGGCGAGGTCTTCGCCGAGGTTCCACCAGGCACTATCGTGCGCACGCAGTGGACAGACGACAGCGCAATCGTCACCGGCCTCAGGCTCCGCTGACATCACCGCACCGCCGCCCAGTATATCTGACGGCACCGCACCGCCGCCTTTATGGCCTCCGCGAAATGCTCGCGCACATAGTCCCGATGGAACGCGGAGGGCGCGCTCAACGTGACATTCAGCAGACCGCCTTCCTCAAACAACCGCGTCTGGGCCACCACCCGGAGCGGCTCGATCCACTGCGCGAAAGCCGCCGCACTCACCCGCCCACGGAAGGCAGGCCACCACGGATGATCCGGTTCCGCCGGCTTGTCGCTGACAACCGCCTGCCCTGCGCCTGACACCAGATAATCCTCGAACCGTCGCTGCGCCAGAAATGTGCGAGCATGCACCACGAAGGCCTCGGCAATGCCCTTGCTCTTGCATTCAGCGGCGTAAGCAGCCGCCGCCGCCACCAGGTCGGCGGGCTTCGCACCCGCCTTCACCGCGGCGGCAAACGCCGCCTCGGCGAGGGCGCGCGGATTCGGGCGCCGATAGGGATAGACCTCCCAGAAGTCGGCGAAGATGCCGCGCAGCTCGCCGGGTAGTGCATCGCCGCGCTTCATCGTGAGGCCCTCCGGGCGGCCGGCGCACGCGGCGCGACGTCGATGCAGGCCACTGCGTGCCAGGCCCGGTCCGGCCGCATGGAGGCGCCGGCCAGCGCCAGCGCCTCCTCGCACGTCTCACCCCGGATCTCGCGCGCCACGCATGCCATTGCGGCGCCCTGTGCCGCAGGCGGCGTGCACAGGTAGATCAGCAGCAGCATGGCGGGCGTCATGGCTGCACCGCCGCTGCCTGTAGCAGACGCCGCCGGACTTCCTCTTCGATGTGCGCGCCGGTGACGATGACGGCCAGGTCCACCACTTGGTCCCGCGGGGCGTTGCGCCGCGCGGCATCGTAGACCTCGCGGTACCGCTTCACGAGGAAGGCTTCGAGCTCCGGGCTCATGCGCGCGCTTTCACGAAGATCAGCCGCATCGGGGCATCGCCAAGCTGCGCGCGCCGCCGGTTCGCCTCGGCCAGGGCTTCCTCGTGCGTCATCAGCGCGACGCGATCGGCGGCATCCAGGCGCGTGCCGCCGCAGAGGTAGAGGCTTTGAGCCAGCCATTCGCGCACCTGCTTGGGGGTCGCCAGGATGGGCGTGGACGAGCGCCGCACGATCACCGGGGCGATCTTGACCGGTGCTGGCGCCGCTGCCTGGATGCGAGGGGGTCTCGGCCCCTTCTGCGCCGGCACGTAGTGGGCCTTGGCCCAGAGCCTGCGGCGCTCGCGGCTCCGCACCACGCTCGCCTCACGCTGTTCAGCGGTGAGGCGCTTCCTTCGGGTCTTCCTGACAGGTTGCGCCTCTACGCCGCCCGGCTCGCCACCAACTCCATCGCCAGCGGCTCCGCCGCAAACTCCTCGCCCGGGCTGCCGATCGAGACACCCGGAATCGCCGATGCTTCCGCCGGTGCCGCCAGAAGCGCTTCCTTGTTCACCTCGTGCTTCGTGCGCAGGAACTTCGAGAGGCCGAGCGTCTGCATGGTCTCGATCACCGCCGCCACGTCGCGCAACCGCACGCTCGGCGGCCGCAGGCGCCACACCAGCTCGCCCGTGGCCAGCCTCACGGTCTTGGTCTTGCCCCCATCCGTCAGTGCCGCCCGGTTCGCCTCGGCGTAGAGCTGCAGGCCGCGGAGCAGCATCTCCGCCTCCGCCGCCAGCGGCTTCACGGCCTCCTCGGCCTGGGCCTTCAACCCGGCCACCGTCTCCTCCAACGCCGCGCCCGAGAGCGCCAGCTCGCGCCGAATCGAGCCTAGCCGCGCCAGCATCGTCTCCGCCTCGCTGCGGTCCGCCGGTGCGCGTGCCGTCTCGGCCGGGCGCTTCAGCCTGTTCGTCTTTGCCATGGAAGGGCTCCTGAGGTTCGTGTTTGCCGTGGTTGGAAGACAGGCCCTGCGGCGGGCCGAGTGCCGTGGCGCTCAGCGCCCGCCAGCGGTCGATGACCCTGGCCACGCTCCGGGCGAAGGCGGGGTGGGTCAGCATGCGGGCGCGCACGTTGTCGCAGCCATGAAGGACAGTGCTGTGGTCGCGCCCCATGGCGCGGCCGATCTGCGGGTAGCTCATGATCGTGTGCGACCGCGCGACGTACATCGCCACCTGACGGATGAGCGACGCCGGTTGCGTCCGGATGGCGCCGAGGATGCCCTCTGGATCCACGTCGAACTCCTCCGACGTCGCCACGAGGATGCGGCGCATCCACGGCGGCGGGCGTGGCGTCATGCTTGCCGCCGCAACCGGCGATGGCGTTGTGGCGTGGTTTTGAGTGCTCGCGCTCATCAAGCCGCCTCCGCCCGGCGCTCGCCGCCCAGGCTCTTATCCGCCAGCTCGACATGGCGGAGGTTGAGCGGCACCTTCTCCTTCGCCGCCACGATCTGCGCGAGGCGCAAGGTCTTCACCATGCCGCGCAGCGCGCCTGGTCGGCGCGCGATCGCCGTGAGCATGTTGCGGACGTCATCCGCGTCGATCTCCGCCGCATTGAGCAGCGCTTCGGCATCGCCGGCGCGCACCGCCTTACGGGTCAGCCGCCGGCCAACGCGGGAATAGAGCTGCGCGTATTCCGGCTTGCGCATGCCGCCATCGATCTTGCCCAGCACCACCTCATTGCCGAGCAGCACCACGCCTACACCGGGCTGGTCATGCAGGCCGCGCAGCTCGTCCAGCGCCTGCGGCTGCAGGTGCTGGGCCTCATCCACGATCAGCAGCGCATTGGTCCCCCGCAGCTTCTGCACGATGGCGTGGTGCAGCTTGTGCAGCGCCAGGCGCTCTCTGATCTCCATCGCCCGGGCGAACTCGTCCAGCAGCGCCCGTGGCCCGATCACTGAGGGCGAGGCGGTTATTTTCCAGACGCCGGCCGTGGTGCGCGCGTAATGGCAGGCGGCTGATGTCTTGCCGATGCCGGCGGCGCCGGTGATGACGCCAAAGTCTGGCAGATGCTGCGCATGGGAGAAGATTTCCAGGAACTCACGGGAGCTCGGCGTATTGGTGAAGCCCGGCGCCTCCGGCGCGATCGCGCGCACCGCATCGCGTTCGGCACGCAGCTGCAGGCCGGCCTTCACGGCAGCGCCCTGGACGTCGTTTCGCCCGGTGTATTTGCCGGCCAACCACAGGCTGAACGTCGCCTGCTTCATGCCGAGCTGCTGCGCCAGCTGCGTGCCGCTCAGGCTGGCATCGGACATGATGGCGCGGCACGCGCGCCGCATTTCCTCGATTTCAGCCTCCTCCATTTGGATGGCGAGGCGTGGCCCGCGGGTTTCGATTGCTTGGGTATCCGATGGCATCTAATCTCGTCCTCTCTCAGGTTCAGTTCCGCCCCCGCCGCGCCAACGGCGGGGGTATTTCGTTCAGGGCTCGCCGCCGCCGCCATCGATCACCTGCGGTGTCCAACCGGTCAGGATGCGGGTGATCTCGTCGACCTCTTCCTCGGCATGCTCGATCGGCATCGGCTTCGGCACCGCATTGCCGGTGAAGAGCTGCACGATCCCGGGCGATGGCAGGTCTGGCTCCGGGATCTTCGGCATGATCTTGGCCAGGTCGCGCGCCGGCATCAGCGCCAGCGCATCGGCCTGGTCACGCACCGCGCGCAGCACCTTCTTGTTGAGCCTGGCGGTCTTCGAGGCCGCCTCGCTGCTGTCGAAGCCTGAGGCCTCCCAGACCTGCGCCTCGCCCAGGTAGCGGCCATCCAGGGTGTAGACATGCAGCGGCTCATGCAGCCGCGCCGGGTCGAAGCGCACGGTCACCTGCTGGCCCATGTGGCGCAGCAGGAACTCCGACCAGTACTCGTTGCCCTGGAACAGGATCTTGCCGTCCTGCTTCCGCACCCGCACGCCCTCGGCAGCCAGCATCCAGAGGCGGCGCTGCTCCGGCGTCGGCGTCTTCACGACGCTGGCGCTGAAACTCTCGGCGAAGGTCTCGTCGAAGGAGCGGCCCTTGGCGGTATCGGATTGCCGGCCGGGCCGGGCATTGTGCTGGATAATGCCCTGGCCGATCACCGCCAGGAACTCATCCAGCGGCACCGCGCGCTGGCCGTAGTTGCCGGGCTTGTTCGTCGGGCTATTGCCGGCATAGGCCCCATCGAAGGCGGGGTGCTTCGCGATGTTCTGCGCGAAGTCCCGGAACATGCGCTCGATCGGCTTCGACTGGCCGCTATACGGCCTGGTCCAATGCACTTCGATGCCCAGGCTGGTCATCAGGCCCTCAGGCTCTTCGTCCTTGATCTTGAAGCGGTAGCGGTTGGCCTGGCCGCCGGTGATCTTCTTGCTTGCGAACTCCCGGCCGTTGTCCATCCAGCACAGGCGCGGGATGCCATAGCTCTGGACCATGTCGCCGAAGGCCAGGCGCACCAGGTGCCAGGACAGCGTCTGGTCCACGCGCCAGGAGAGCGTTTTGCCCGAGTACAGATCCTGCATACACACCATCTGCGGGCGCGCGACCGTGCCATCCGGCCACTTCACGAAGACATCCCAGAGGTGGCCGTCCGTGTTCACCGCCTCCATGGCATGGAAGACGGAGCGGTCGCGCTTCTGGGCGGGCAGGCGGCGGCGCAGGGCGTCATCGCCCTCGCGCAGCTTGATCCGCAGCGGCTCCGGCAGGGCCATCAATCGGTCGTAGAGGGTGCGCTCAGCGGGCAATTTCCAGCCCAGTTCCGCCGCTCTCATCACCAGCTGGCGCCAGCACTCGCGGAAGTTTGGGCGGGACTGTTTGAAATACAGGCTGGAGAGGAAGTTCCACGCCTCCTCCGGGCATTCGGCCTGCGGCCGGCCGCCGCCATGGCCGGGCGCGAGATGCGGCAGCCAATGGTCGCGCGGGATGTCGCGCACCAGGCCGTCCCATATCTGCAGTGTGGAGATGCCGATGCCGCGGCTGCGCGCGATGCTGTTCAGCGCCTCGGTCTTGCCGATGCCACTATCGGTCAACGCGTAGATGGCGTGCACGGCGGCCAGGCGCTCCTGGGCCCGGGCTTTGGTGCGGTCGGTCTGCCGGTCGTACCAGGCCCAGCGTTCGCTGCTCGGCGCGGCGCCGGTGTCGACAGGTGTCGCCATCGGCCCAGCCTTCAGAAGTAGGTGGGCCTGCTGGTGCGAGGTCAGCACGCAGCGATGGTACTCGACGCCGCCGCCCCGCCCCTCGCGGTTACGCCAGATCGATCCCTCGCGCTCCGGCGTGTTCCAGCCCTGGGCCTCGGCGAGGCGCTGAATGCTGCGCGCGGTGCCAGGCAGGCCGGGGATGCGCATAGCGGCGAGCTCGGCCGCGTTCAGCCATTCAGTGCTGTCATAGGGCGAGCCGTCTGGCATCACAGGCCTCCCTTGGCGCGGGCTTCGCGGCGCTTGGCCTCATGCATGCCCTTCAGCTCGGCAATGCGCTCGCTCACCAACGCCATCTCGATCAGCGGCAGGTGCTTCCGCTCGATGACGGCCAGGCCGAAGGGCTCGGCCAGCAGCTCCAGCAGCCGCTGGTCGCCGGTGGCATGCATGAGGGCGAGGAAGCGCGGCAGCGAAATGGTGTGCTCTTCGCGGGCGGCGCTGGCATAGGCGTTCAGCATGGCCAGGCTGACTTTGTGGCCCAGGAACGTGGTCATCCGCTGCGCAATCTCGACCCGGGGCACCCCGCAATCAGTCAGCGCCAGCGAGATGGCGCGCGCGATGCGCGCCTCGAAGGAGGCTCCACGCACTAGCTCGGGTGCGAAGGAACGCACCACCTCCGGCGCCTGCCAGGCCAACAGGTCCATCTGGTCGAGATGGGAGGCGCGTGGCGGCATCAGGCGGCCATCGCAGACAGGGCGGGAAGCCGTGCGAGACGACTCCCCGCCCGCCGCCCTACCATCGTGGCCCCCCGACCAACGATGGAGAACGCTATGAGCAATTCGATTGAAGAACTGGCCAACAGGATGGTGGACAATCTCACGCTAGAGGTGCTCATCGCTACGCTCATCGGTAGCGGCGCCCTCGACACAGAGGCTTTCACAAAGCTCCTGTCGGTCATGGCGCCGAAGTTCCTGGATATCGCCGATCAGCAGCCCGAGGGGTGGGCGCAAGAGGCGCTTCAGCTTGCCGAGCAGAAGCTGCTGTCGCTGGTAGCGCGTGTGCAATCGCTGAAAGCATCGTGCGGCGAACCATCGCCGCAAGCGCCGCCTGATCTTGGCCAGTAGCGACCCCGGCACGCCTTTGGCGAAAGCGCAGGTGACCAGCGCCGAGGAAGGCCGGGATCGGCTTCTGGCGCTTCATGGAATGCCCCCAAGCTGGTTGTCGACCCAGAACGCGACAGCGATGACCGCCCAGAGGCCGAGGCCGGCAGCGATGCCGGTCAGCACGTCGCGGATGCGGATGGGGGGCGGGGTGGGGCCGTTCATGCCGCACCGCCGATTGGACCTTGCGCAGCCTCGGCGCGCTTCTGCTCAACCATCTCGGCCAGACCCAGCAGGGTGGGGCAGGAGAGCAGCCACTCGATCGCGTCCACCGGCTCGAAAGCCACGCTGCAGGCCTCCTCAGTCAGCTCGAAGAGGCGCAGCACCTGGCGGGATGAGATGCCGAAATGCGCCACCAGGTCGGTCCAGCCCTCGGCCGAGAGCCGAGCATCGTCACAGGCGGTGGGGATCAGCGCCTGCAGCTGCGCCACGATGGCGGGGCACGGTGGCTTCAT